GAAAATTTTTTAACTGTACGAGATAATGTTGTATTTAATCCAGGATTTCCCTTTTTTCTTCATCAGGGTATAACAAAACTAGGAGATTCAAATACTGATTGGTTTGGTGCTCATGTAATATATGATCAAGGAGTGCCGACCTCTGATGTATATGAAGAAATAGGAAATATCTTTTTTCCATACTTCGAAATGAGATCACTATTGAGGATCAAGATCAATTTCTATCCACATACTCATAGTGTTATAGAACATGCATCACATGTTGACTATGATTTTCCACATACTGCCGCAATTTATTCATTGAATACGTGCGATGGATATACAAAAATCAACAATGATGTTATTGTGGATAGTGTTGAAAACCGGATGGTATTCTTTGATGGATCTAATCAACACAGGTCTACAACAACTTCAAGTGCATCGGGACGATTCAACATATCTTTCAATTACCTATAATAAATATTTTTATCTTGGATTTTTAACAATGGCAACATATCCTGTAGTTCACAAAGAGACTGGTGAACAGAAAGAGGTGACATTAAGTGTTCATGAGTGGGATCAATGGAAAGAAGACAATCCCGATTGGCAAAGGGATTGGTCTGATCCATCAACTTGCCCCTCACCTGGGGAAGTTGGAGAATGGCGAGATAAACTCGTCGCTAGAAATCCGGGATGGAATGATGTGCTTCACAAAGCAAGTAAGGCTCCAAAATCGAAAGTAAAGAAAATCTAGTATGGCAAGAAGAAAGAGAACATCTGCAGAGCAACCAATTGGGGTTGGACTCACGACAAAGCAGATGAAAAGAAAAAAACCACTGAGTTCTGAATACTTAGTGGAAGTTGATCCACTGACAGAGAATCAAAGAAAATTATTTGATTCATACAAAGAGGGGAAACACTTAATTGCCTATGGTTGTGCAGGAACAGGTAAGACTTTTATTACACTCTACAATGCACTTCAAGATGTTCTTGATGAAAGAAGTCCATATGAGAAAATTTATCTTGTAAGGTCTCTGGTTGCCACAAGAGAAATTGGATTTCTTCCTGGTGATCATGATGATAAAGCAGATATTTACCAAATTCCTTATAAGAATATGGTGAAGTATATGTTCCAAATGCCAAGTGATGCAGACTTTGAGATGCTCTATGGTAATCTCAAATCACAAGATACAATCAAGTTTTGGAGCACATCTTTTCTTCGTGGAACTACTCTTGACAATGCAATTATTATTGTTGATGAATTCCAAAACTTGAATTTTCACGAACTTGATAGTATAATTACAAGAGTTGGTGAGAACAGCAAAATCTGTTTTTGTGGTGATGCAGTTCAATCCGATTTAACAAAAACAAACGAAAAAAATGGTATTCTTGATTTTATGAGAATTATTCGTTCTATGCCCTCTTTTGATGTTATTGAATTTGGCATTGAAGACATTGTTCGTTCTGGTCTTGTTAAAGAGTATATTATTGCAAAAATAGAAGCAGGTTTTTAATGTTTAATCATGTTGATGTTGATCTTCCCAGTCTTGAACGGGAGACTATTGATGGTGTAAGGTATTACAAAGTTCCTGACGAAGAAGAACTTTTGAGACTGGTCTCGATTACTTCGGTGACCAGTCATTTTAATAAGGAAATTTTTGTTAAATGGCGTAAGAAAGTTGGTGATGAAAAAGCAGACAAAATCACTAAAGCGGCAACAAGTCGTGGAACTGATATGCATACTCTTGTAGAGCATCATCTTAAAAATGAGGATCTACCTAAAGTTCAACCTATCTCCGATTTTCTCTTTAAGATTGCTAAACAAGACCTAAATCGCATAAATAATATTTACGCTCTTGAAGGTTCCCTATATAGTAAGCAACTGGGCATTGCTGGAACCGTTGATTGTATTGCCGAATATGACGGCGAACTAGCAATAATCGATTTTAAGACTTCTAAAAAACCAAAACCACGAGAGTGGATCGAGCACTATTTTGTGCAATGTATGGCATACGGTTGTATGCTATACGAACTGACTGGCATTTCAGTCAAAAAACTTGTAATCATCATGGCATGTGAAAATGGAGAATGCGTCGTCTATGAAGAACGAGACAAATCAAAGTACATCAAACTTCTTACCGAATATATTAGAAAGTTTGTTAGAGATAAACTGGAACTCTATGGAACCGAATAAAGAGCTAGAACAAGCAATTGAAAACAAATTTTTAACACCATCTAAATTTGCGTTGGAAATTGAAAAAATCGTTGCTGAGGAAAAATTAAATTACATTGATGCTATTGTTCACTATTGCGAAATCAATAGTCTTGAGGTAGAATCTGTGACGAAACTTGTATCCAAACCACTGAAAGAAAAACTGAAGTGGGATGCTACAAGACTAAACTTTATGAAAAGAACTTCTAGAGCAAAATTACCGTTATGATTTCTCGTGATGAACTAATGCATCATCGTCTTCAGGCTTGGTTACGAGAAAACCAATCTGAAGATTTAACATATCTTGGGTATTATGAAGATACTCTTGGTCAACTTAAATATTGGTATAAAATTGCCGATTATGAGGTGTCTGTAGATTGTATTGAAGATCTTGAACTGGTAGAAGATGAAAGTGACTCCCTTTGAAACGTATCAACATTATCTCTCACTCAAAAATCATTTTACAAACCCAAAATACGATTTCTTTAAGTATGGTGCGAAGACCCGTGCGAGTATAACCTCTTTCAATAAGAGGAAAGATAAGTATTGGTTTGAAAAAACCTCGCGTAAATATAGTGATGATGAAATTATAGATTTTCTTGTATCCAATTTCACTGCCACCGATAACCCACAAAACCTATGGATTGGAGAAATTATCAATTCTGGCGAAAGAAATTACGCCGAGTGGATGAAAAGACAACAGAGTTTGACATACTTATTCACAGAACAAAGCAACGAATTGTTCTCGGAGAACAAATTAGACGATGTTTTCAACTGTTCGAAAGGACATCCACCAGTTCTAAAAATGTTCCTGGGCGGGAAAATTTCCCTAGAAACCCTAGTGATATATGATAAAATATTCCTATTCAGGAATAAGTTTGATAAGAAACTTTTAGACCCAGTGTGGGAGTCCGTAAGTCTTAAACTTAAAAAGTATAATTCATTCATAAATATTGATATATTCAAGTTTAAAAAGATTTTGCGGGAAATTGTAAATGAGTGAGTTCTTTCAGTCTGATATTATTCAAGACGAACTAAATGAAATCAATAAAATTCAAGAGAAAATCTACGGGAGTCTTTTGAGTTTTGGTTCCATGTCACGCGAAGAAAAACTTGAACATATTGATTTGCTAACAGACTTGCTCGAAAAGCAGCAAGTGATGTATACTAGGTTATCTCTTTCGGACGACCCTCAAGCGGTTGAGATGAAAGAGAACCTACGCAAGTCAGTTGCCATGATGGGATTCCCAGCAGGAACTGACATGCAATCTTTATTCAGTAGTATGAACGCCACGATTAAATCTCTCAGGGATTATGTTGACGCCTGAGACTTTCCTTGTTATACTATCCGAGTAAATCACCCGAATCCAAACTAATCCGAGGTAATCCGAATGTCTTTTGCTGACCTTAAGAAGCAATCTAAACTGGGCTCTCTGACCGCCAAACTGGTCAAGGAAGTCGAAAAAATGAACAGTTCAAGTAGTTCTGGAGATGATCGTCTCTGGAAACTTGAGTGCGATAAGAGTGGAAATGGATATGCCGTTATCCGTTTCCTGCCTGCCCCTAACGGCGAAGATCTGCCGTTTGTCAAACTTTATTCTCATGCCTTCCAAGGACCTGGTGGTTGGTATATTGAGAATTCCCTGACCACTCTGGGTCAGAAGGATCCTGTTTCTGAATACAACACGATGCTGTGGAACAACGGCACCGATGCTGGTAAAGATCAGGCACGCAAGCAAAAGCGTAAACTGACTTATGTTGCTAACATCTATGTGGTGAAGGATCCTGCCAATCCTCAGAACGAGGGTAAAGTTATGCTTTATAAATTTGGCAAGAAGATCTTTGACAAACTCACTGCTGCCATGCAACCTGAGTTTGAGGATGAAGAGTCAATTGATCCGTTTGATTTCTGGCAGGGTGCCAATTTTAAACTGAAGGCAAAGAATGTTGCTGGTTATCGCAACTATGACTCTTCTGAGTTTGCCAGACCTGATGCTCTCCTGGATGACGATGATGCCATGGAGGCAATCTGGAAGAAAGAATACTCTCTTGAAGAGTTTATTGCTGCAGATCAATTCAAGTCTTATGATGATCTGAAGAAGCGCCTTGATTATGTTCTTGGAATCAAAGGAACTCCTAAGTTCCAAGATCAAGAATCTGTTGAAGAGGAAGAAGAATTCCGTCAACAAAACCGTGCTTCGGAACCAGTTCCTCAGACTTTAAAGGATGAACTTGATAGTCTGACTCCTTCATCTTCTTCGTATGATGAAGATGATGATACTCTCAGTTACTTTGCAAACCTTGCTAACTGAACACTGGGGAGACTTCGGTCTCCCTTTTTTATGCCCCGATTACTTTTGTATTTTCTGTTCTGATTAAAGTGTCATTAACATATTCCGAAGAACGATCATAGAGCATGATTTCTCTCATATCATTTAAAAACTGTTGTAGATATGATCGTCTGAGCAAATAAATTGAAGATTTTTCTTGATTTTTTCTGACTTCATAATCATAGTTTGTAATACTTACCACAGGGTTGATAGTGGTCGCGACATTATCTGGATTTGGAATTGTGAAACCAGAGTCAACCACTTTTCCTGCAGGAAGAATTAATCTTCCGATTGAATCCTTTACTTCTGTGGTTTCATAATGATGTGGAGAAGTCAATCCTGCAATACCGTATTTTTTCTCTGCGAGATTATAGAGATCACGATTTGATAGAGGCCATTCATTTCTCACATTGATAATACCTGCTGTCATTAATACAACCCAATCAAATTCTGCACTTCCATAAAACTCTTCGGCAACAGTATCTGGTCTGGCACCTTCCATAATTTCATACTTATTGAAAATTGTAAAAGAGTTTTGTAAGTCATCACGCAACTTATTTCTTCTGAATAAGTTTTTTACTCTTATGTAATCCCCTGTCGAGAGAGTATCAGATAAAAAAGACTGATAATCTATTTCTGGTAGTTCTCTAAAGTAACCCATTTTTAGTAACCTACTGTTCCTGGATCTTGTCCTGGTGCGTATGGACCAGTGTATGAAACTTGATCTCCTTCATAATCAATATCATAGATTGGTTCAATTTCTTTAAATGTTAAATCCATCAAAATTGAAACTGGGGTTCCATCACTATAAGTTGCATAAGTTCCATCAGCAGTGTATGTGACATTTATACTTTCTAAGAAGCATTGTTTAAATTTATGTAAGAATCGATGGTCTCCGTTTCCAGAACGATATCTCAATTCAAAAACATTTGGTGTTTTTAAAAACGTTGTGTTATTTGCATTATCTCCTATATCATTTGGAGTGTTTCTTATATTGGTTCCTTTTACCTTTGGAGCCATATTTTTTTTAAGACATCTTATTAATCTTTTTACTTCTAAACTTTCGTCTCCATTTCTAGGAGTCATTTTAAATTTAAATCTGAATGTTCTCAGTGTCGGTCCACTGAACAGGAGTTCCATGTTCGGATTTAAAATTTCACCTTGCTGTCTTGCTAATATTTCATCTGCAGTAACATTTGCCCCAAGTATTCCGATTGCTTTTGATGCCAGTGATCTTGTTACGAATCCTTGACCACCTGCAAG